TAGTTCAAGAATCTCACGGATCAGGATGGCGACTTCAGGGGAAACAGTGTCGGCAACGGCGATACTGTCGGTTATCGATTTCGGCCAGGCTATGGCAAGACGGCCAATAAGCCCTATAACTGATTCAAGCGCTTCCGTTCCGGTATAGTTAGCAACAAGGGTCTCTCCGAGATCGAGGATCTCACGGATCAGGATGGCGACCTCAGGGGAAACAGTGTCGGCAACGGTAATACTGTCGGTTATTGATTTCGGCCAGGCTATGGCAAGACGCCCGGCAAGTCCTATAAGAGACTCAACCTCTTCTGTTCCGGTATAGTTCGCGACAAGGGTCCCGGCCAGATCAAGGGTTTCCCGCACGATCCTGCCAAAATGAGGGGCGGCGGCATCGGTAAAGTCTACACCGTCGGCTATGGTCTTTTCCCATGAAGTCAAGGCCGCGTCAAGGGCCTCAAGGATAGATTCTATCTCTTCCGTGCCGGTCCAGTTGCTGACCGTGGTCTCCCGGAGGGTTAAGGTTTCATTGATCCCCATCGAGACATCCGCCACAACGGTTTCGGTGAAATCGATTGCATCTGCCGCGGTCTTACCCCATGCCCAGCCGAGGGTTTCGTAGAACGTGAGGATTTCGGTTATTGAAACGGGATCCCCTGAGCCTGCCGCATCATCAGCGGCAACGCCATCAGTAATACCGAGGTTATACTCGTTAAAAACCTCTCCCGTGTCTCCCATACCCACGGCTTCGGTCAGGGATACCTCATATTCAAACCCGCCCCTTATAACATCGTCAAGGTCAACCGCTTCCGCATTAACTCCCAATATGGACGCCCAGGCCTCTGCCGTATCACCAAACTCGGCGTCTTCCGTCAAAAAGAAAGGTATGGCGAACATATCGTCGTCCATACCTACGCTTTCTGTCAGGTATGCGGTATAATTTTGACCCCAGGCTACATCATCGAGGGCAGCGTCTTCAGTTTGGTACCCGGTATAAATCTGCCCCCAGGTGTCATCGTCAAGGGATACGCCTTCGACCTGTTCGGCAAAACCAAGATCGTACTCTGCTGATGGCGGTGTGAAATCCGCTGTCCATCGGGCAGCGCCCTTGCAGGTTCTAAGTTCATCCACCTGGCCCTGGAAAGGATTCGAGTATGCCGGACTCGGGTCCCAGCACTTAATTCCAACATAACTTATCCCGGTCGTATCAACATCTCTGTTTCGGTTGTTTGTAATCCCAATCTGAGTTCCATCAATAAAAACCCTTACATCTTTCGAGGCATCTCTGGTAACTGCAACATGGTACCAGGTATCTACTGAAGGAGACCAGGTGTAGTCATTAGAAAAATTGCCGGGGAAAAACACCTTAATATTATTGTTGGCTAAAATACTTATCCCAAAATACTGGGTAGGAGCTTGGGAACATAACTGGACCAGCATCTGTAAGGCATCAATCTCTCCAAGACGCAGCCTGAAATCAATGCAAAACTCTCCATAACCAAAATGAAAGTCAGCATGATCAGGTGTGGAAATAAAATCACCGGCGCCGTCAAACAGACCCGACGCAGAGCCAAAGACCTTCTGCGCCGTGTCTAATTGAGCATTACCCCCGGCAGTCCAGACTTTTTCACGGTCGTCGTCAAAGACGGTGGTGCCATCGATACCGTTGAAATGGACCAGACTTACGGTATAGGCGTCCTCTATTGCCATCAGTTATCCTTTACTTTTTTACGCATCTGCTGATGTCAGTGTAATACTCACCTTCAGCGAATCTCCGCTAATGACTGCTTTGCTGCTCGAAAACTTGCTGGCGCAATACATAAGCGCATCTGCCAGGGCTACATCGCCCTTTGTACTTGCTGCCGCACCGCCTTTACCAACAAGAGCCGCGCCATAGATGGTCTTTGTGTCATTCATCGTAAAGGTTGCTTTATTTGCCGCGTTAGTCAGGCTCTGACTTGAAGCCGCAGCCTCTACAAACTCAACCCTGGTCGCCTCATCATAGGCGGCGTTGGTCTCCGTAAAGACGGGAACGGCGTAGGTTGTCCCTGCGGCAGGGGTCGTGTCAGTCTCAAAAATAAGGACGTACCATGTCGTAACCTGGGTAGCCGCATGGAACATGATATCGAGAAGCGCATCCAACCCCTCATTTGTTACGATATTATGGTCCCTGGTCAGGGACAAAAGCAGGCCCTGACGCCAGTGCTCCACGTCCCAGATTGAACGTATAAGCGCTTTCTGTGGCCGGATGATTGCAGGTCGTTCAACCTGGGCCTCTATATGTGCTCCAAAATGTGATTTTTCCATTGTCTAATCTCTCCCCCGGCCAATAAAAAAGCCGGTATGCGTGCCGGGCCATACCAGCCTTGTTTTTGTTGACCAAAGAAGGGATCAAGTTCTTTGGTGTCTGCTTAATTCAATCTAATATCAGAAACCTGAAACTCTAATTTAAAAGAGTACCAATGTGCCCCGGCGTATCCGTGCACACCACAGTTATAAAGTCTGTCGAGCCAATCAATAATACACTCCTCCGATTTCACAGCAGCTGTAATAACTATTGGGGCTTTCGCAGTCACCTTCTCACCATCTTCAAGGGCCTCATCGAAATCCGAAAGAGTTAAAACATGATTACCTTCCCCTAAGATAGGGCGTAGACCAGGACGATAGAGATAATCCCCATTCTTAGCTCCGCTTACCTCCACCCCCGGGTCCGAGCTGTATATATAACCGACAAACGTCCCGTCACTTCCATCCTCTCTCGTATAAGGTACAAGGACGGCGGCATAAGAACCCGAACCGGCCACCCCTGAAAACTCGACCTTTGGAATCTGGATACTTATTTTCGAAAAAGAATAATCACGGCTTTCCGTTGCCCATCCGACCTGTTGTGTGGCTTCACCGTCGCTTTGATCGCTTACGATTAATCCTTTTAGCCACAGATAAGGGTCTTCTATTGTTGCCGTCTTTTGTCGATGTACGAAGTGTCCATGAGCGGTGAAAAAACGCCTTTCCCAATTTGGTTCATAGTGCTCTACCGAAACTCCAGTTTCGACGCGGATAATTCAGGCTTCATGCATTAACCCGGTACCCGGTCCAAATTGAAGAATACATTTCAGGGCAACATCCGGCTCGTCTTCCGCGACGGGGACAAACTTGACACTGCCTATACCGTCTCCGAATAGCTCGGGTTCAAGAGGGCTTTCATCGCAACAATACAAAACACCTCCTGCACTTACTGTTGGATACGAATGACTGCTGTCGGCTCCTCGGTCGTACCCGGACCCCGAGAGGGAATAAACCCAAAAGTTGTCAAGACACCCATCGCCGCTAAATGGTTCATGATATCCACAACCCTTTATCCCATCCACAAAACCCACAATCCGCACAGGGTCGCCGTCAACCTCCAACATAACTATCACTTCATCATCTATCGAAAACGCAGACGCGGCGCCCTCAATGGCGCCGTTATCTCGTTCTTCCGAGTCAGCCTCGCAATGATAGAACAGGGGAACATCAGAACCACTCTTGTAGCCCGCAACTGTCACATCGGCCACATCGTTCAGGGTATCAATCTTTGTTATAATACCCTTTGCAAAGATATGATCCTGAACATCCCCGAAGTTGTCATGGTTGTATTTTGGCATTTATCTCATATCGCATGGTGCGGAGCGCATGGCGTTTACTTCGCGCTTACCGCCATGCGCTCTGCGTCTTAGCTTGTGGTTGCGCTGATTGTGTAGGTCACGTACAGGATATCGTCATCAATCACAGCCCTCGCCGCCGTAAACTTCTTGGCAGCCATCAGATACCCGGTTGTTGCTGTCTTGGCCGCCATGGTACTCAGGAACGCCCCATAGACCGTAATACCGGCCGCAATGGTAAACTCCGCCTTACCTGCAACACTGTTTGTAATACTCGCCGTTGCAGTATCGGCAGTGGTGTATGCCGGTTTGTCTGTGGCCGGATCATCATAGTCTGCATCCTGGCACTCGCCATACGTCCCGGCAGCACCGAGATGCACAGGCGCTGTATTGCCTACGGCCGGGGTTATGTTATTCTTAAAAATTCCCACATACCAGATCTCACTTGCCGCCTTGGCGATATCGTGAAACATGATATTCAACAGCCGGGCCATACCCTCGGTCGTAAACGTGTTTGGCGGTTCCGGGTACCCGCCGCTGATCAACTGGCCATTCCTGACCTGGTCGCACTGCCAGATCCCCTGAAAACCGAGATGGCTTTCAAGGGGGTGTTTGGCCGCATACCTCAGATTCGGATTATCCCTCAAGGATGCAATCATTTCATTACTTGGTATTGCTATTCTATTTTCCATTGCCTATCTCCTCATTCTCCGCGCTTCCGATCACCGATCACTGACCACTGACCACTGCGCTGGTTTGGTCGGAGCATAAAAAAAGGTCTGTATGGAGTATGGCCTCCATACAGACCTTAATTTCTCTCAAGAGTGATCAGCCCCTGACAGTGCCCCGATATTTATTGGTTTTAGTTAGTCATCAAATCATTAAACACTCCGTGTCCTCTGTGCCCCTGTGGCCATCCCTTCACTCTAAAATCTTTTCTCTGTGTCCTCTGTGCCTCTGTGAGAGACATTAGTTAAATCACCGCTCCATTCCGCATAACCTCTACGGTCGCATCATCACTCATCCCCAGGCCGTCCTGCTCCCCGCCCTTGGGAAATGAGGTCAGAAATTGAAACTGTCCGTCTTTGTTTCGATATAAACTTGCCCCGATATTCCCGGGGGCAAACTTGACCTTCTGCTGTGACAGACTGAAAAGACGCCCCACCGCATTCCCGACCACAATCCCTTCCTGTGACACCCACACGGGTACACTGACATGCTTCTTTTCAGGCGGGGATATGGTGTCTCCGAGTTCGATAATGTCATTACAATATGATAGGGTTCCGGGTATAGCCCCGGTACCTACATCCAACTGCTTCATCTCTTCCGGTTTTGTTCCGAGCAGACAGTAGGTCCGGTCTTCGCAACCTATAAAGAGCCCGGTCTTTACCTTGGCGATCATGGTGCCATTGGTGGCGAATTCAAAAGAATTGGTCCCGAGTTTCCACCAATCAAGATGAAAAGACTCCGAATAGTAGAGGATCTTATCTCTCATGCCCCACATCCGGCCAAAGGCATGGGTGATATGCTCCATATAGGGCGGAGGCGAGCAGAACAGAGAGGGCAGGGGCTCAACAGTGGTCACGTTGACAACAGTGTCTGTTTCACCTATCCGGTAGAATATGTCGCCGTTCGGGTCCGTATACCAGACAATGGCCCCTGAGGGCCGGTTGCTGATGGAGATCCCTCCCTCAGTTGAGAGTGTAATCGCCAATATAGGCCCGTTACCGCTGATATCATCCCCTGAAGTCCCGGTAAAACAGACATGATATGTCCCTGCCGGCAGATTACCTGATGTCGAACTAAGAACAGGACCCACAGGGAGGGCAATACCCCAGGCTGATATCGTGTCAGTCTCAGGGTCGAATATGCCGTTGTAATATTTATTGCTGAGATAAACCTTATCCGCCACCTCCGCGTAATACATCGGGGTAACCGGACCGCCTATATTTTCAATCGTGGTAGCAGTCTCCCCGGATATCCGTTTAAGGGTCGTCCCGTCCATAACCAGGTGACACGTGGTACCTGCCCATTCAGAATGCCCGTCAGTAAGGGATATGATCTTCTCATTCCCCTCCCGCTTAAGAAGTCTTCCTTCTTTCGACACGTCCGCATTTAGAATGATCCGCGGCTCCACAACACCGCCCTCGGCCACAAACAATCCCTCCGAGGCCTTGACGTTGTTCATACCCGTAAACGAATTCATTTTGACTGTTTTTGGCATGGTTTACCTGTCTAATGTTTATATTCACCGCAGAGGCGCAGAGGACGCAGAGTTGACTTTTTTTGTTGTTTTCCTTTGAGAGGAAGGAAAACAACAACCAACATGCCTTATGGAGCAAGTCTTTTCTTTTCCGGCCTCTCACCGGAAAAGAAAAAATATTGTCTCCCTGCGCTCTCTGCGTCTCTGCGGTGAATATAATTTTTCATCCCTTAACCCCTCGTGGAATATCTCCCGCCCTGCAGCCGCTTCAGCGCGGTCTCCCGGTTCACCCGGACAATTTCCTCCAAATAGAGATTATGCAGGTTTTCAAACCGCTCCAGACCCTCCTCGTAATCCGCGTTAAAGAGCCAGCCCGCCTCGTAGCAGATGGCCCGGCAGCTCATGGGTGGAAAACGCCAGGTGTCATAATCCGAATAGACAGGGGAGGGCATACAGAGATATGGCACATAAAGGGTCTGGTCGGCCGTGGCCGACGGTGCATCAAGATAGATCTGGTAGTTGGCCGCCGGTGTGATCACATAGTCATCGCTACTCGTCCAGTCATCATCGGTCCCGCCGAAAAGGGCGCAGACGAGATGGGTGTCATCGGTTATGGATAAAACCACCCCGTCCGATCCGTCCGTGGTGTTGTGGATGATATCCCGGACCTCCACCGTGGTCTCGAAAGCCGCCGCCGTATCGGTCAGGATACATCGACCCGCCGTGACCGTACCCGCAGAGGTGGCCGTCCCGGTCACCGAACTTTCGCCTGTAGGCTTGTCCCTAACGGCAAAACGGGCGGGAATATCCTTACTGTCCGTATAATTTGCACGATAGAGGTGTTCAAAGGACGTGAGATACGGCCAGGAGTAGTAAGTCCCGTCATAATACTTGGCCACAAACCGCTGGTTCCGGTCCTTGAGATAAGGCTCGATATAATTCGCCGGGAGATTATAGACCTGCTGGTCCTCAACCGTGGTGATAGCGGTGATCGCCGTCAGGATCCTGGTCTGACGCACAAAATCCAGGGCCGCGGCATCGAGACAATCATAAAAAAACTTCTTATCCTCGTCCGCGATCCCGCCCATAGCCTTCGCGGCGTAATTATAAAGCGTCTTCCCGTCCATATCAGCCTCCGGCTGAGTTATTAGTTATTAGTTATTAGTTATTGGTTGTTTCTTTTCATTCGATGTTCGTCTTTTTAACGTTCATCTTTTAACCTTTGCGCCTTTGCGCCTTTGCGAGAGACTTTTTCCTTTCATTCATCATCGGAGTCTTCGCTTACCTCGACGTTCATCTTTTGCCTTCGTTTTCGCCTTTGCTATCTTCCATCGCCGCGTCTTCTTCCTCCCAGCTCTCCGTCCCATGCGCTCCCTTCAATATTCAATATTCAATATCAGGGTCCGGCTTCCCCTCATACTCCGGAGACCCGGCCCTGACCCCGCAGTGCGGGCACCGGTCCACATCGTCATACATCCGGCTGTCTTCCATCCAGACGCCCCCGCACCTGTTACACACCCGTAAGGGTAAATCCGCTACTCCACTCATAATTATCTCTCGCAAAGACGCAAAGACGCAA